CCACACCTTTCGGCACTATCCAAGTTCTATCCTCGCTCAAGGATGAACGAGCCTTTATGGTGGAGTGTTCACCCGTAGTGACCACTTCTGTTGTACCTCCAAGAGTGTTGGCTAACACTTTCCAATTACCCCATCAGCCCACAGATGGTACAGGTACAGGTACACCAACATCGCGTACCGATCTGATTCAGGTTCGTTCAGGGGTATCCATTTCGGATGCCTTAGACAAAGACCCCTTAGATGTGGTGAGAGTGAACCCTGCCAACTCGCAGATCACTATCTCCTCAAGCATCCCCGCTAGTCATAAAGTCTATGCAACCTTCTACTACAATAATATCCAAGACCAAATCGCCTCCGTGGGCGGTGGATATGTGATTAGAGTAGAGAGCGTCGGCACATCAGGCATTGGCACCTACTCCATGACCAAAGAAGGTGTATCCGTTTACGGTGTCACCTTTACAGGAAAAGGCTCCGATCTCGATGCCGTCACCTTGAACTTCCCTTCGGGGTCAGAAGTCTTATCCGATGCTAGGATAGAAAACGGAAAGCCCGTTTCAGAATTGGTCAGCGTAGAGCTAGCTGATTATGATGAAACTTCGGCTATCTTTAACTTCACAGGGGCATCCCCCTACTTCCCCGTGCTCGGTTCTTCGGATACCCTTAACCTCGAAATAAACGGAACCTCACTCAGCGTGGAATTGGGGGACTCTACCTCCACAGGTATCCGTCATCCCCTGCCTCTGCATTTGGGCGAACCTTTACCTTACACGGAAGAATCCAATAAAGGCGATTTGGGGACAGGGATTGCCTCTAGCTTGAACTTGGTTGTAGACGGTGTATCCCTTACAGCCACACTAAGCGGAGATAACCTAGATATTGATGATTGGGTCACGGCTATCAATACGGAAGCCGCTTCTGCTTCACCCATTTATGTGGGTATGGGTCGTATATCCACTCTAGATATTGCATTAGGTACATATCAGAACTTGAAATTCCATTACACGGGTAGCGTAAATGGAGCATCAGGGGACATTACTGCCGTTATCCCTGTTGCAGGCTACGCTAATGCTTCCGCCTTGGCTACCGCCATAGACGCGGCTATTTCTAATGCCATAGCCACTTTTGTGTTTGGACAGCCCGATTTCACAGGCTTGTCCTTATCCGTAACAGCGGACGCGAGCGGTCGTCTTGTATTCACACTAGATGGACTTCCTAATGGCGTTGGCACTACGGACGAGTTTGGCTTCATTGAGTTTATCGCAGCTGACGACACTACCTTCTGTTCAATCGCGGGTCTTGATGCTGATACTGCAACAGGTGGAACCCAAACCAAATGGGGCGTTCTTCCCATAGCAGCTAAGTCATCTAAAACCACTTCTTCAGGTGAAAAGGTAGACCGTCTTATCCTTAAGGGCAGAATGCTTCGTGGTAACTACTACTACCCCCAAACAAACTTGGGGATAGCCATCAATGGCGGTACGGATACTGAAAAGGCAGGTATGCCCTCTTCACTATCCATTTCCAATCCATTGTCGGTTGTGTCTTTGGCAAGTGTGTTGTTATCCGTAGGTTGGAGTGTACAGGTAGGATCATTACCTGCGGCTGTGTTTTATGACGGCTCCGATGTCAACAATCCCGTTAATGATCAGCTTGTGTTATCCATTAATGGGGTAAGTGTAGTAGTCAACTTTACAAGTTCGGGTGCAGGGGATACACTTGAGCTACAAGACATCAAGTCTGAGATAGAGGCAGCTATCACGGCAGCTTCCGCTGATGCTGAAGTCGTCATCGAAGGTGCGGGTCTCCGTGTGATCTCGACCTATGAAAACACTAATGCAAGTATTGTTGTTGGTGCTGGGTCGGCAAATGACACACTAGGCGTAAGTGAGGGAGACATCGGCTCTACAGGTGTAGTCACAGCAAGTGGCGTTTGTTCTGCTCTCATGTCTCACACTCGGGCAGGTGGAGACATTGCCGTAGTGTTGTTCTCCACAGAACCCAAGTTGGTATCCCTTGACACTCGCTTCACCTCTGAGGCTATCGCCTATCCATTTACGGATAGGGTAGGCAAGACTTCGGTGGTGATTGAGAGCCTTACATTTGGTGTATCTAGCTACATCACGATAGTGGGAGGAAACGCAGTATCCACAAAGGGGAATGGATTTAAGATTGTTGCGAATGAAGGTGCTGTGGGAGAAGATGCCTATCAGGGATTTGTCGTCACATCAAACAATCCAAAAGGCTCAGGTTCGGCTAATACATCAAGTCTTAACGATGGAGTTGGACAAGATGGTGTTGTTGGACAGACCTATGTGGACAGCGTAACAGGATTGACCTTTACCTTGCTCCCAAGAGACGGCGGTCTCATGTACCCCACAGGGGCTGATGCCACACTATCCTTCTCGGTGGGTAAGACAATCACCACTAACGCCAATATCCCCGTAAACATGATTTACGGAGTTAGTCTGATTGTATCCAATACCGTAGGGGCAGAGATTGGCGATACTGCGGTTGTGGAGACTTTCTTCAAGGGAGGCAAAGAACCTAATATCGGTCAGGTTTACTACCTCGATTTCACCCGTCTACGCACTCAGTTTGGCACTTCCGTATTCACAAACATGGCGGATGTGCTCGCTACTTATGGAGAAATCAGCCCACAAAACACACTCAGCCTCGGGGCGTATTTGGCGTTCTCCAACGGAGCAAGAGCGATTGCCCTTCATCAGGTGCCATTGGAGGCAGGTAAAAACACCTTAACGGAACAACAAGTTTTAACCGCGTTGGATGCTATCGAGGGCGATATCTCTGATGGTTTGTCCCCGAATGTAATTGTCCCCTTGTTCCCCGCCACTTCCTCCATCCTCGCCTCTATTTCTAACCATGTGGATATACAGAGCAGTATCCGTTATCGTTCGGAACGGAGAGCGATTCTTGGATTTAGAGCTGGCACTCAGCCCCGTGAAGCACAGGCTCTTGCAACAGCTACTGCCAACACCCGCGTCTGCCTCGTTTATCCTGATATCGGTCGTGTAGCCTTCACCGATGCAAGTGGGGTGTCTCAAAACTTCCTTGTTGATGGTTCATACTTTGCCGTAGCTCTCGCTTGTGCTACCACATCAAATGCCGTTGATCCCGCAACACCTTGGACTAATAGAGCTATCCGTGGCTTCACCGCTTTGGGGCGTTCTTTAGATGCGGTTGATGCAAATCAAACCGCTAATGCAGGTGTCACCGTACTGAAGTCTGAACGAGGTGTCATATCCGTAAGACACGGCTTGACCACGAACATGACTTCTATCCTCACGAAAACCCCCACCGTTATCCAAATTGCGGATGAAGTTCATCTAAGAGCTAGGGATACCCTCAATCAGTACATCGGGGTTAAGTTCTTACCCAATGTGGTGCCTCAAATAGAGGGTAAGGTTAATGCCATGTTCAAACAACTTGTCAGCGAACAACTTATCTCAACTTACACAGGTCTTAGCGTTACACAAGACCCTAATGACCCAACCGCTCTTTTGGTCGAAGCCTTTTATAAGCCCGTATTCCCCTTGCTCTATATCCAATTCACCTTTAATGTCAGAAGCAGCCTCTAATTAGACACCTAGGGGAGAATCCCCCAATATGACGCGGAAGGCTTCCTCCTGTTTACTGCGGAGGTCTTCCGCTTCTCTTTTATTCAAACCTATAAATTGGATAGCTCCCTTGTTTTGACACACCCTACAATCTATGGCTGAGACCACTTGGTATTGTAAGGGGTAATATAATCTACACTTATTACATTTAAAGTATCCATATGGGGTGCTTGATGTTTGCATATTTTCACCTAAGGGGTAGTCATGAGTAGGGATTGTAGAGTTCAATGGAGACTTGAAGAAGATGGCACTAACAAGTCTTGGAGATGTGTTGCCCATTTAACACCTACATCTTGGGTGTGTGAGGCGATACATAAATGCTATTACGCAAATTGTCCCGGCAGGAGCAATACAGGTAAACCCCTCACAAAAGAGGAAATGAATATCCATAAACTCCGCCGAGAACTCGAAGAAGATTTTATCCGTAAAGGCACACCCCCTCAACCAACCCCCCCTAAACCAACCCCCCCTAAACCAACTGCATCCACATCCGCTACTCCAAAACCCAATCCCTCAGCACCCACAACTATCCATTACTGCTCCGTTGAGAAGTGTAAGAAACCGATCCCTCCAACAAGGAAGT